AGATTAGCAAAGAAAGCAGTCAATGCAAAGAAGGCAGGTAAGTATGTTAATCCAAAAAATCCTAATTTAAAAAAAGGTATTAAGAAAGCAGACCAATTAAATAAACTAACAGGTGCAAAACGATTTGGTGTTATGTCTCTTGGTGGTGGTCTTGGTGAAGTATTTGTAGTTGACAATGAAAAGATAGGTACGTTTGGAGATTTATTTGAAGGAGGTCCAACAGAACTAGATAGAGATGTAGAACCAGATGTAGCAGAAGATGCATCAAGAAGATTATTAAACAGAATTAAATTTGGAACAGAGTCTGTACTGCTTGCACCTTTTGTGTATGGAGTAGGTCAAAGTGCAAAACTTTTAGCTAAAAAAGGAAAAGAACTTGCATATAGTAGTTCTAGATTAGAAAAAGCTTTAGATAAACTTGCATCTGTATTTAGATTTAGAGGGACTAAACCACAAGAAATTGCAACTGCAAAACAACAACAAAAGGCAAGAAGTATGAGAGATACTAACTTTGCAGAAGAGAAAGTAGCCTTAATAGATAAAGAGATAGATAAAGTATTTCCTGAGTATAGAAAATTTTTTAATGCATCTTCTAATGAAGAAAGAAAGCAATTTTTAAAATTATTAGATGATACATTATTTGAAGGTGATTTAACAAAACCTTTAAATGCAAAATTTAAAAAAAATGTTTTAAACACTGTTATAAAAAGAATGGGTAAAGATGAAGGAGTTATTACAGGTAATAAAATTTTATCTATATTAGAAAAGACAAGAAAAGAATTTAATAATTTATTAGAAATAACAGCAGCTGGACCCGGAGCAAAAGTAGATCTACCCGTAGGTGTTACTAAAGATCTTAGAAAAATTATGGGTAACAGAGTTAAAAATTATATTGGTAACACGTTTGAAATATTTGAAGATGCAGAAGCTGGTTTTTTTCAAAAATATAAACCAACAAAAGATGCAGTAAAAAATACAGTAGCGTTATTTAAAAGATACGCAGCTAAAAATAATAATCCAATTACAGATTTAGAAGCAGAGGGTATGGTTAATGATATTATAAAACAAGTTAGAAAAATGGACCCATCAAAAGATACACTACCAACTTTTATGTATCAAAACTTATCTAAATCTGCAGACGATGCTATGGGTTTAAAAACATTTGCACAAACTTTAACAAAAAATTTACCTGGTGGTAAAAAAGAAATACAAGTTATAGGTAAAGGATCTAAAATATTTAGAGAATTATTTGGTGAGATAAATGATGTAAGACACTCTATCTTTGAGGGAACTAATAGATTATCTGTAATAGCAAGAAAAAATCAATTATTTGATGAGATATTAGAAGTAGATGAAGCTATGAAAGCAGCTGCAAAATCAGATACACCATTAGGACAAAGAGGATTTTTTCATGATAGTCCACTATCTGCAAAAAGAGCATTTGGTCCTGAGGCAGACATTGTAAAAATGGATGAGTATGTAAAAGAATATTTTAAAGAAGGTGTGTTAGTAAATAGATTATCTAATACATATACTACAAGAGAAATAGCAGAGGGATTTACAAATGTATCTAAGGTACAAGATTTTATGAGAGGTGACACTGGTGGTGCATTAGGTAAAACTTTTTCTGCAGCATGGAGATATGGAGTCTTAACACCTAAAGCAGGTGCACAATACGCAAAAACAATTCTATCCATACCCACACACATAAGAAACTTTTTAAGTTCTGCAGCATTTTCTATTTCAAACGGTGCAATACTTTCTGATCCAAGAGTTTTTGCAAGAGCTATGAAAAATGCATTTGGTAGTGTTCAAGTAGGTGGCCCAAGAAAAGAATTATCACAAGAAAAATATAGAGAATATTTAGAATTAGGTATTGTAAATACAAACGTAAGACTTGGAGATCTACGTAATCTAATGAAAGATATTAGATTTGGTGAGGGTAATATTGCAACTGATAGTGTTTTAAAACCAATGATAGAGACTTTAGGTAAAAGAACATCTAGAGGTATTAAGAAAGCTGGTAAGTTTATGCAAGACTTATATGTAGCTGAAGATGATATTTGGAAAATTATAAACTATGAAACACAATTAGTAAAAAGAGGAGACTTGTATAAAAAAGCAGGCATCAAGATATCTCCCGATGCACTTAAAAAAGA